AACATAAAATATGAAATAGTAGAAAATAAATCTATCTTTGTACATACAAAAAGTCAACATAATTATTGGGGTAAGACATTTACAGAAATTATATTAAATGATAAACCAAAAGATATAGAAGATGTACTTGAGTATAAATGTCCAGTTTTTACGGTAAAAATTTCTGATAAAATTAATGAACCATGTAGACCTTTTATGTATTATATATTACATCATATATTAAGGATGGCATCAAAACCAGAAGGTTATATAAATGCTGATTTTTATTTTAAAAGACCGGATGGTAGTTTAGTAGAATTTATTCTGGATTGTAATAATAGGAATAGAGGTTATAGAAGTTTAGCAGAAATAAATTTATCTATTAATAATTTAATTTTACTAGATGATATAGATAAGATTAATATCTATCTTAATACAAATAATAATCATCTAACTCAAACAGAAATTTTTATGAATTTAAATTGGGATAGTTATTGTAAAATTAAAAAAGGTACTGTAGTAACTAATGAGAATTGTATAAGAAGGGGGCGTTCATATTATAATTATTATCATATCCAACATACTGGAGAACTGATTAGTATTAAAAAGAATAATTGTTTTATAATTAAAACACCTAATAATGCTAATACAATGGTATACGGCCCAATTCGTACATTAGAATATATAAAAGTAGATAAAGGAAAGTTTAAGGTTGGGGATTTTATTACTCCTAAAACTTATTATTTAGAATATGGGCCGGCTTTATCACATGTTATAGAAAATTATGAAGGAGGTTTTGTAAAAATACAAACTGATCTCCCATTTAAATCTAAGGGTAGAACAGATATATTTTATGAAGATGATTTTAAGCGTTTACCTAAAACCAAATATGAAGAATATGGTATAGAAAGTATTTAAACCCTTGTGGTAGAATTATATTTTTCCCCCGCAGAAAAAGGAAATTTAAAATGGATAGATTTCATAATAAATACGGTGCTATGACTCAAGAGGCTAAAAATATTTCTTATGAATTGGAAGAGGCTATTAAGCCAATTTTAGATAAATATAAAGATGATATAGAAATTTTAGTTTTTATGAGAGAGGCTATACCATTTCTCCTAACATTTGTTAGTGAATATATTTTAATTTACTCTTTTGGTTTAGTTAAAAAAGATAAAGATAAAAATGAATTATGATAAAGTTGTTGAAAACCTGCTAGAAAAATTATCGGCAATTACTGGAGATGCATCTGTAATTCATGATGTAATTGTTTTAACTAGTTTATTAGAATCGGGTATAAAATTATATAATAATAACTATAAATTTCCTAATATTATTTATCCTGAATCTTCTTTAAAGACTATTATTGATAGAGCAGAGGATTTTCTAATTAAAAATGCTTTAAATAAAATTACAAAGAAAAATAAAGGAGAATAAAATGTCGTACGGAATATTAATTTTAGAAAAAGATTGGGCTGATGAATTTGATGTAGTAGGATTTATGTTATTGGATGAAGAAAAAAATACTACATATTTAAAAATGAAAGATGAAAATCCTGAGTTTTTTAAAGAAAAACGTGAATGGTATTTTGGAACCAATGAGGGATTTGAAGATTTTAAATATGATGACATAGACTATAAGGAACTTAATAAAGAAGAGTATGATATTTTAAAAAGAATTTTGTATAGCAGTCCTTACTCTAGTTCTTTTGGACAATTTCCATATATCATGGATGATATAAATGATTATTACTATAGTTTAGAAGAAAAGAAATGAAAAAGAAAATTACCGGAGTAAGAACCCTACCTTATAAAGATTATTTTATAGTACAAGTAGATAGATTTACTTCTAATCCTGTTCCTAGACTAGAGACTAGGTATTATAAATATAAATATAGTACTAAACATATTTATACTGTAGTAGAAAGGTTTACAAATTGTATTTTGATTCTTAATTTAAGAATTGTTCAAGAAATGAAGGAATTAAATAATGTCAATGTATGAATGTGCATATTGTGGAAGTGATGAAGGTGGTTATCCAGCAGTTATTATTGTATTAAATAATAATATGGATTATAATATTCCCGGCAATAGTGACTGGGATGGTTTACATGATAAAATCTATTGGGAATTTAAAAGAAATCCAGAGACTATTGGTTTATCAGATAGCGAGCTTATCGCTTTAGTTTGGGATAAATTTTATCTAGAATTAGGTAAACGTGATTTATGGTTTTGTACTGATAAGTGTGCTAGAAAATATTTAAAACATAGAAAATCAGAATGGGAATTAAATAATGAACACGGATGAACAAGGTTATGAAGGTTCTCGTTTAAGAGATGAACAAATTAGATTAAAGAAAAAAATATTAAGATTATTAGCAAAAGAGTTTTATATACATTCCACTGGTAAAACTGAACTTGATAGAGGTGTTGCTATAGGAATTCGTTTTGCTATGACAATTATAGAAAATAATCTTTAAATAATTAAATAGTTTTTAAATAATAATCCCCCTGAGTTTCGGCTCAGGGGGATTTTTTGTTTTAAATTTCCCCGTTAGAATTTGGTAGATTTAAAATCTGGAAAGTCTTTGACTTATCTCTATAGATTGTACCACCCTTCAATCCTGATTGCCACATATAATTAAATATTCTAAAGATTTCTTCAGGTGTAGTATCCTGAGGACAGTTTATAGTCTTGCTTACTGCGTTGGATATAAATTCTTGCCAAGAAGATTGCATATCGACATGATCATAAGGAGAAATTTCGTGAGAAATACTAAAAATGCGTTTTAGTTTTTCTGGAATTTTTTCCAGCCCATTTAATGACCCAAATTTTTCAACATGAGATTTAATTTCATCAATCTCAGATTCTGAAAACCCATACTTCTCTAATTTTCTAAATAAAATCGGATTCAATTCCGTAATATAATCTTTAGCAGTGTTTCCTATACCCTCTGTTATGTTTCTCCTATAGGAGAGGGCAAAGAATGGTTCTATGCCTGAGTTTACACCTGCTAAAAGTGCGATAGTGCCGGTTGGAGCGATAGAAGTTACTGAAACGTTCCTTAAACCGGCATTTTTTATTTCTTCAAAATTAAACCTGCCTGATTTATTATACCTAGAGTGTAAAACCCTCTCAATATGGCTTAAATTGACCTTTTCTGGGTCATACATAGGAAATGCGCCTCTTTCAATACCTAAATTTATAGATTCTAACCAAGAAAAGAAGGTTATAAACCAACTTAGGTAATTAGATAAGCCTTTAGAGTCATCAGAGTTATATGGTACTTCTAATTCAGCTAAAAGATCAGCTAATCCCATAACTCCTAAGCCTAATCTCCTTAAACCACTAGACCACTCATTTATTTTCTCTACTGGGGTATAAGATAGGGTTTGTACATTGTCTAAGAACCTGATAGCAGTTCTAACTGCATATTCTAAGAATTCAAAGTCAATTTTCTCATCTTTAACAAAGGAATACAGATTTAAAGACCCTAAACAGCAAGGTTCATAAGGAAGTAGAGGTACCTCTCCACAATTAGCTGAAACTATACCTGAAAAATCACCTGCTACTGGTTTATCATCAGCAATTATGTAAGTATGTGTACCCAATACTGTACCATTGTAAACATCGTATTTTTCTTCCAATTCTCTGATAGAGACTACTTTATGATTCCTAATTCTGTTTCTACCATGAATTTGGTTATGTTCTTCTATAGTAACTAGTTCTAAGTTCTCTAATCTGTTATTTACAGGGTTTAAATCCTTATGATGCAGGATTAAACCACCTTCTATCTTCTCATTGAAGTGTTCCCATACCATCCTAGCTGTATACTGATGTTTAGCCTTACCATTCACCCAACCGTGTGCACGGATATGCTTATCAACATGAACACCACCTGAAAAGGCACGAATTGATTGCCCAACTTTTAAATCCTTAGCTTTAATTTTATAGCCTCTAAAAGAATAGAAATTATGATCTGGAGTACATTTTACTTTTAATCCAGAATCAAACTCAACCTCTAAAACATTAACATTTGTTCTAGTTAACCTGGGTCTCTCCATAACGGATACTCCAGGTAATTTTGTCTCAGGATTCCAGGTATAAACTAAAACATCATAATCTTCATCTGCTAATTCTTTAATTGTACGAGGTCCATCATAAACAGTTAATATTTTAGTATCCCCGGTAATACAAGGATTAGTAGTCTCTAAATTACCTAGATATGGTACTAAATTATCTTCATTAGCCCTGTCATAGAAGAAAACTCCCGGGTCTCCACTAGTCCAAGCCATATCAGCGATTTGTTTTAATAAATTTTTATCCTCACCTTTCATATACTCATCATCTATAACTACAGAGATATTGAAGTGAGATAACTGATCATCTTGTAGAGTTTTTTCTAGTACATGGAAATATTTAGTACCTTTCTTATCTAGACCATTTAACTCCAAATTTCTTTTGTATTCTTCTAACAATCTTTTATTCCGAGAATTTGGAGTGGATTTGTAGTTAATAAACTTCTCTATATCTTTATGATTAATACTAAGCATACCCATTTGAGCACCCCGTCTGGATGCTTGGGAAATAACCTCACCAGTCTGGTCAAATAAAGACATAAAACTAAGAGGACCTGAAGCTTTACCTCCGGTAGTCTTTACCTCAGCACCTTCTGGTCTAAGCTTAGAAAAGTTATACCCGATACCACCTCCCCATGCAAAAATCTCAGATGCATCTTTTAGAGTCTGATAGATAGACTGTCTTGAATCCTCTATTGGGAGTACAAAACAATTGTTTAAGTTTTTAATATTAGTACCTGCATTAGCTAAAATTCTACCTCCTGGTATAAATACTAAATTATAAATCAACTCAAAGAATTGCTTTGTATACTTTTCTTTATTTTCTTCAGTCTCTTCAGCACTAGCTATATAAGATGCTACCCTCCAACAAGCCTGTTCCCAGGTTTCTCCAGGAAATGCGGTGTACTTCATATTGAAAATTTTCTGAGCTTTATCACTCAACATTGTTAACTCCTAATAATATTTTTAATTCTTCTATATCTCTAAGACTATCAGCAGGCTTATAATAATTTATAACACCATACCCAAAATCTTTAATAGGTTGTTTGATCATCTCAGAATCATACTCCCAACCAAGTAAATTAACTTGTTTAAAATCTTTAGAAACAGATGCTAACACTAAAATATCAGCATGTTTTTTATAAACCTCTCTAAGCAGGTTGTATGGTTTTAATGCAGTTTTTACATCTATAGTAATATTCCCAACATGGAAATCTATTCTACCATCTCCCGTAGATTTCAATGACCAATCTGGTTTTGTACCAAATTCTTTATAAAAAGCAAACTCTCCTAGTAGACCGATAAGTTCATAGTTTTCACTAAGAGGTCTGCTACTAGATTGTCCAAGATGTAAATTGTGTCTAGCACTTGCAATATATTTTATACTACCTAATTCACTATCACTCACAATCATATGAACACTCTTCATCATCTACAAATGTAATAACACCTTTAATTATTTCATACTTTAAACCACATTTACATACACCAGTATCTCCAGCTTCACCATAAACAGTTTCTCCGCACCACAAACATTTAGCCCAATGTTTCTTCTTCCAATCATTAGTTAAATCTACAATAAGTTTAGGTAATACCATTTTTTAACCTCTCAAAAACATCATCGTATGCAGTACAAGTTAACATATGACCTTGTGCACTTCCAATAAGATAACTGGCTACCATTAAATGATTAATGTTATCCATGTTAACCTTCTTTCCATAGATCATACCATCTTCAATCTGTTTCTTTATCTGATCAGCTTGTTCTTTTATTATAAATTCTATATACTCATCATGAGTATCCATTTTTATATCTCCAATACTTTAGGTAATTCTGAAATATCATTAATCCATAATATCTTCTTAGTAAGAGAATCTAAGAAATAATCCTCATTCCAAGGCTGTCTAACCCCGATAACTTGAGTATAGTCATAAATTTTATGGATATACTCCGCTCTATCCTCAACATAATAATCAAAGTTATGATAAGCAATGTATTCTGCTTTATCATTTAGAACAAGAGTGCTACTAGTATTAGGAAACTCCCATAGACTTAACCATCTTCTAGTAATAACTTCCGTAATTTTAGGTCTTTGAGTTATATAAGCAATGGAGTAATCCTTAGCATATCTCCATACAGTTTCTACTGCACCCTTATAAGGTTCTCCAACCTGATAGAAATACTTATCCTCTAACAAAGGCTTGATCAAATGTTGAAAAGATAAATAATTCATCCAAAAATAAGTATAAGTTACATCTACTTTACCTTCCATCCATAAATAATCATATATATGCTGATGCCACGGATATAACACTCCATCAATATCAAACCCTAACCTTTTCATTTCTTTCTCCTTTTATAAATAATCTAAAGTTTTATATTCATCATCTAAAGGATTATACTTAGGCTTTAAATCATCTTTAAACCATTGATAACCGCTGATAACTGCATTAGCACCTAGGATAACCGATGAAGGAATTAACCCGTACTGTTTGATGCTTATAGCGTAATAAATCCATAGGATACTATTCAAAGCACTAACTACCCAACCCCATTTATTCTTTCTCCCTAACAAATACATTGTTAATACTACTGTAAAAGACAATACCCAATCCATTTTTATATCTCCATTCTTATAGGTGCGTGATTAAACTTACCCTTTAAAATATATACCTTTAGTAACTTATCTTGTTCTTTAGCTAAATCAATGCTGTTCTTAGTACCTGAGGATTTACCATCCCAAAAAGCTACTAATAAATCACAATAATCTACAATCTCCTTATTCCTTACTACACCAGCAGACCTTCCATAAACCTGCCATTGAGCAGGGAATATAATCTTACTTAAACGCATTTCATTTGCATACTTATCAGCTAGAGTATCAATACCTTTAGCACCACCAGATACTATAACATTCACATGATATTTAGCTATTATAAAATCTAATTTATCCTTAACCTCATCATAAAAAGAATCGTCAAAAATTCTAGAACCTACTACCGCCAGTTTCACATTGTCTCCTTATCGAAGATAGAGATGATTTGCATCCTACCAAAATAAGTTTTAGGCATCCAGTTATACAAATCTGTAAGAGTAAACCTATGGTTCTTTCTATACCTACCATGCTTATCTACGGGGGAGAACCAATGTTGAAATATAATCCTTTTATTAGCTACCCTGCATAACTCAGATAACATATCATGCATTATCTGTAACTTAGAATTATAGGGCGGGTCAATAAGTACAGTATCAAAACTCTCATTAGCAAATGGCAATCTAGTCATATCTCCTTTTACATCCACATCTTCTTCATACAAATCTAATCTAATACTACCTAACTTACTTTTACCACAACATACATGTAAGGTTTTACCTATTAAAACCTTACATAAAAAGTCTTCAACTTCCCGAGGCCACAATAGTTTAGTAACTTTATACACATAAGCATTACCAGCTAAAGGGATACTACCTCTAGTTTTATGGATAGCATCTTGATGTTTATAAGTTACTGTTCCCATCTTTTCTCTTTCGTCTTTCATACAGCATACCGGCTATAAATACTAAAGATATTGGAACAACTATTCTAAGGAAACCAAACACACAACTTATTTCCATACTACACCTGATAGGCTATGCCTCCACTTACACCTCTGTCTGTAGCTTTCTGATGAATCTCATCTAGTCCTACTAAATACACATCTACATAGTTTACTGGGATTATTAATAATTGTGCAACTGCATCATGATGGTGAATAGTAACCGTTACTTTTAGAGGATTGATAACCTTTACTAACAATTCTCCCTGATAGCCTTGGTCAACAATCCCACCACCAATTAGAAAATTATTTTTACTTTTATTAGTAATCCACCCAAAATAACCATCTGGAATTTCAACAGTAATTCCAGTATGAACTACATAAAACTCATTAGGGTGAATACTAACCCTGGCTATAGATGTATAGTTTAATAAGTCTGCATACAAATCTAAACCCGCATCAGTAGAATTTTTTCTGGTAGGCATCCTAGCAGTCTCAGTCAGATAAGCAACCTTTAGCTCAGTCATCTAAATCTCCTCTAGATAATGGATTTAAGTCCATCTCTTTCCTCAATATATTTCTCCTAACCAATCCTTCAAGTATATCCTTAATCACTTCTTTTCTCTCTTCATCATCTAAACTTACCAGTAGATTCACTATTGCCTCTGCCGCCTCTTCTACCGTCTTGTCCAGGTAATTCAAAAACATATTTACTCCCATTAGTTATTAGTTCTACAAAACTATCTACATCATCATTATCCCTGAAATAATCTACAGGGTCATACCCAGGCTCTCCAGAATCTTCAAAGGTATAAATCTTACACCTGTTTACACCTAAGAATTTAGCTAATTTTTTAGCCTCTTTTCTACCAGCATCATCATTATCAAACACAATGTTAATCTTTTTCTGTTTGATAAATTTACTATACCATTCAGGTAAGTAACCTCCTCCACAATTAGTAGAGATAGCTGGTAAACCATTCTGTACTAAGATCATAGCATCAACTGGCCCTTCCACATAATAAACATCATCTGTAGTTTTGAGTACATCAGGATTGAACATCAGAGGCCCAATATTACGGTAAAACCCCTTGATTCGTTTACTGGGATTATCCTGCCTCATTTGAAAATTCCTGAACGCACCATTATCAAAAAACGGAACCATATTATAATCATTATACCAGCCTAGTTGAAATCTGTCAATGGTAGAATCTTTTAAACCTCTCCTATAAAAATAATCTCTCTTATCAAGACCCTGCTCATAGAATACATCCACCAACTTTGGGTATACAACTACATCCTCTTTCTTAGTTTGAATAGTGTAAACATAAGTACCTTGATAATCGAATCTCTTTAGATATTCTCTAGCGTCTAAAAAGCTCAGCTTTCTAACCTGAGTTAGATAAACCAATGGGTCTCCTACAATCCCCTGAGCATTCCAATAAAAAATCCCTTTATCTTTATCTAATACCAGGGATGAATGTTCTTCAGATTTGCCCCAACGTGAGCCATCTTTAGTTTGAAGACCGAAATCCTCTTCGATTAAGCTTTCAAGAATATCAGCATTCTTAGACATTATCTGGTCTTCTTTTCTTTTTTAACTTTTTTATCTTCAACCAGTTCTTCAGGAATAGATTCAACAGTTCTTCTATCAATAACCTTTTCATCTCTACGACGATGACTTTCTCTACGTAACGCGTGGTAAAGTTTCGACAGGTTGAATTTAGCCATACTTCATCTCCTTTATCTTTATTAGGATTTTGTCTGTAATTTCTTTTCTCTCTGGTTCAACAATAATTTCATACTTCTTACCATAGTTTAGCTTATAAACCTTATTGCATAAACTACAATACCAATAAAGTCTATTCAGACCCTCTATCTCCAGATTATAAATTCCAAGACAAGAATTACAGTTATCACATTTCATTTTATAAACTTCTCGCATCTTTTACAGATATCACTATACTCTTTTTCTAACTTAGCTAGGTGAAATGACTTCCTAATAAGTCTCTCTATAGTATCAGTCTCTATACCATAGAGGTTAGCTTTTAGCATAGCGTCATACAAGTTGATTGAGAACTCCTCTGGTAGTTCAGCAATAAGCTTTAGCTCATCCAGCATAGTGTCTCTATCCACATGCACGTTATCATCAAGTACCCAATCTCCGATATAATTCTGTTCTACAAAATCATCTAAGCCTATTCTCATAACATGTCCTTTCTATACTTAGTATAGTATAGAGGTGCCGATCTGTCAAGGGTCAATTTTCTAACCCATACCTTCTGAGAGGTGCTCTTTTATCTTTATTAGAACCATGATTAGATTGTCCCATCCTGGCGTGATAGGTACATATCCCTGATTCAGTACTGAATACAGGTCTATTACAATAAGCACAAACAGTAACTATCCAGGTATCAGCATGTTTATCACATACATCTTTATCTACAGAAAAATAATCACCTTGACAGATCGGGCAACCGCACATGTTATCCTTCCCCCTCTTCTAAGGCTTTGGCATCTTTCAGAGCAGTATTGTAATCTTTGAGTTTCTTGTACCCGCCGCCATAGAATAACAGGGATACTAAAGAGCTAACCCCTACCAGCATAGCCGAACGAATCCAACCTACCCAATCAGTAGGTAAGGATACAGACTGTACACCTAATAGGGCTAGCAAAGGTATAACCAATATATTCAGGACAGGAATAGCTACACCATAAAAGATTGTTGGGAAGTTGTAGTTTGGGTCTTTCTTAACGTAACGAATAACCCACTTCACAATCTCCAAAATAAGCATAGCCAAACCGCCATTGAGTAACATCTCATCCATCTTTGACCTCCATTTTGTCAATATAATTTATAATCAACTTTAAAGATTCGGTTAAATCTTCTTCATTATTTTCTACAATAAAATCATAATAAGTTAAATCTTCAGGTAAAGAGTTTTCGGAGACATCTTCTGCTAAGTCTCCTTGTAAACCCCCTCTGATATTAGACTCTACTCTAACCGCTATGATGTAAAAGTCATTGAGTTTTTCAAGATAATCTCTTTCATTCTCAAAGCGCCAGTCATCAACTACATACACATCATACAAATAAATATTATCTTCAAACGCTCTTACTAACCTTTTTACCCAAACATCTTTATCATATTCTCTACCAATATTACCGATATTTTGTAAAAGTTTTCTGCCTCTTTTATTCTTTTCAGAATCCCAATTGAAGTAATCAATTGCACAATCTTTTATGCCATCAGCAAAACTTCTAATGTGAGCTATGTAACCAGACTTTTTAAATAAACTTATAAGCTTATCAGCTATATACGTCTTACCCACACCAGCCTTACCCGATAGTAATACGATAACAGATTTAGATGGGTATGCCTCTTCCCACATGGTTACTGACTTAACTTGTCCAGTTGCTTGCATAATCATTCCTCTCTATACTCACTCAATAATCCTTCTAAAACTTTGGGGGAAATTAAACCTCTGAATAGCATAAATTTTAGTAGTGCGTAAAAGTTGAATGTAGATATAATAAAGGAATCAGAAGTGGTGACAAAGAATTTGCTACCTTTATTCTTCTTTATAATTATAGTTTCTAAGTCATCCAACTTAAACACTTGGATATTATTCATTACACCACTACCCAATCTGTAGCTACCATATCCACTTCTCTGATACGGAAGAAGTGATCTCCGTCTTCAAGCTTGATCTTTAAATCTCCGTTATCTAAGTACATGTAGATTTCATTGCTTTTCCACTCAGTCCTGGTAAGCTTTTTACCAACAATAACCAGTTCAATAGCTTTTGGAAAACTCATTTCTCCATCTACTTTAGATTTCTTAGGAGTAGGGCTTGTCCTCATATCATCACTCATTGTATATAACCTCCTTTCCCTTCTGGAATTTCATCTTCCTTCTGTTCATTAAACAGATCGCCATCTATCCTTTCTAGATACAACAGGATGGACATTGCTGTGATATCAGATGCCCTCTCCAAATTCTTATCTGTAGCCTTCATACTGATCTTCTTAGTCTCCCAGTCTTCACCATCCTTGGTACGGCTTTGAGTTAAGGTCTGTTCAACTATCCAATAACCATCTTTACCCTTAGTACACCTAGTATCTGTCACCACTGAATAACCTACAATGTCGTCTTTTATTAGTTCTTCCATATCTGTATCCTTTCTAAATAGATGATTTTACCCATTTTCTAATAAACTCTAATCTGTTATGTAACTTCTCAGTAATTATAACATCATATTCGCAGTGTGTCAAGACCAAATCTATAGATTCTTTATCCCCATATTTAGCCTTTCTCCACACATCCTTATCCAGAGGAGTCTTACCTTCTATGCCCAAATAACTACATACATTATCAAGTGAGTTCCTAGATAAGGCTAGCTTATCCCTGACTGTAAAGTACATATCCCATTGGAACAAGTCCCCGTAAGCAGGGAAGTCCAAATCGTAGTATAAAGCTTTACTCCTCATAAACGGTATATCAAAACGTGAGCTATAGTAACCTACAACAATCTTATATTTAGAAATCTCATCAATAAACTCTTTAATTACCCTGTAATCACCAGTACCATTGAACAACTCCTCTTTAGTTATAATACTAGATACAATGTCACCATCCTTCTGCTTTATACACCAGCACAATACAGTCCCGAAATCAGCGTTCAAATTATCAACTTCAATATCAGCATAAGCTATCCTATAACCAGGATAATCATACCAAGCCTCTCCAGTAATTTTAGAAAAGGTCTTGTCATCGGGCCACTTGATTCTACCTCTAGCAAAACAAACTGGGTGTTCATCAATAGTATGCCTGTGTACACATCTTAATTCTTCTTTTAGTTTTTTTGATTTTAATACTTCATCAACTATACTCATTTTTCCTCGCTCATAATATTTTTTAGTTTGGATATCTGCTCTTTATGAAGGTGATATTTATTAGCCATATAGTACAAATACCCATCATCAGTAAATATGCCTCCTAAATGAAAGGCTATCCTAGAACAAACATCATTGAACTTCCTACTTATTGTAAGTCTTACTACACCTTCAGACCTGACTACTTGTGCAATACTCTTACCGGACATTACCTGATCAAGTATGTTTAGCTCATCTTTAGATATCATACCACAATCTGTTAGTTCTTTAATCTTAGTTTCCACTATCATTAGATCGTTGTACACATCAGAATCAAAACTGTAGATTTGATAAGCAAAATTATCTATCCAATCTAGATCATCTGTACTAACATCATAGGTACAGTTATCCAAGACCCCATAATTGGTGACTATAGAACTTCGGATACTATCTCTATCCAGTAACAACCTACGCACATACCAGGACATTTAGACTACAGCACTTCTTTCATTTGCTGATTGAGTCCTATACAGACCAACCAGTTCTTTGTATAATTGGAATTTCAATCTGGCACTTTCCAAATCAGCGGATACCTTAGCTAATTCTTCACGCTTAGGTTTCAACTCATTATTAAAACCAGTGTTCTTCCATGTAGAATTAATAAACGCTACAGATGGTGGTTTACCACCTTGATAATAGGATGAATCTGATGATGCTAATTTTACTATTTTAGACTCTTCAAATGTTATCTCCAATTCTAACATAGATTTTCTATAACTCAAATCTGTAATCTTATCCACTAATTTAAACATCTCATCAACATCAGGTAACTCAATCTTATACGACATATTTGTTTATTTCCCTTTCTATCTCCTTATATCTTCTACACAATAAGTATGAAATCTCTATAGCTGAATCTGGTGTTATACTGCTTATCATCAGAATGTCCTGTCTATACCTCTCATAGTTATTGTTACACCTATTATACACCGCTATTGGTGAGAAGTCAAGGTCTACTTCCCAACCTTCAAACCCTAAACTATAGAACAGCACTTCCTTAATATACTTTAGATCATCCTTCATACCGTATGAGATTCTTAAATTACTATAACCTGATATGCATTTCTTCAGTATTTCAAAAGTAGAGTAATACTCAATGACAGCATCAGGTATATTAAAATTCTCCTTGTATATTCTTTTTATAGAATCCCATACAGTTAAGTCATTCATCTTCTTTTTCTAGCTTTTCATACAGTAAATCTAGCTCCTTTTTTAGATTATTAGCATAATTAATTATATCACAAAACGTGTTAAAATCTAAAATTATAAAGTACTGAACTCCATCTGACTTTCTAGCACCTGAGAATTTGCACGCTACTACAGGATAAGAATAAGTCTCATTAGCCTCTTCAATAATCTTATTAATCCACTCCTTTTTTACTGTTAGTTGTGTGTCACCTCCATAACCTACTTTAGTTTCTATCCTAAATTTTCTAGGAAACCCATAGAAATTAGCAACAACATCTCCCTTTAAAAGTGGTTCATTCATAGCTGTACCCATAGCACCAGAACCTACTACTCTCTTAGCACTTATTGTAAGAGGTATGTTTTTTATAATCAGTTCTACAAACTGGTTCTCCCACTGGGTACCTTTGATCTTCTTTTTATTAACCATTTTTAATCCAAAGTCCTAGACTACCTAAAAAGTATAGAAAAAGAATAGCACCAGGAAACATAATAAGAAGTTCTTTTATATTATATAATAATATACTTTTCCAGCTATAATGTACTTCTCCTCTTAATTTTAATAAGATACTTTTAAAAGTATCTAAAATATAAAAAATAAACATAGGGAATGAATACATTGAAAATAAAATCAATGCACCATAAATCACATACTTACTACCAGCTAATATTTCGTTCATATTAACTCTCCGTAATCCTGTTAGTCTCTTTATCAAAAGTAGATACTACCATACCTATAGGCCCGTTCCTCTGTTTAGCTACAATATGCTCTAACTCACCTTTATGTCTAGAGTCTTTGTTATATAATTCATCTCTATATAGGAACATAACTACATCAGCATCATCTTCCAACGTACCTGATTCTTTTAAATCAGATAGGATTGGTCTCTTTTCTGGTCTGCGCTCAAGCTCTCTATTCAGTTGTGAATAGGCTACAGAACAAACTTCTATTTCCTCAGCTAATAGCTTTAGACCTCTGGTAGCCTGTCCTAAATCATGCCTCATTTCAGTAGACCTCTCTACTAAAAGTTGTAGGTAATCTATATGTGCTACTCTGATACCATAAATCTTTTTATACCTACGAATAGTAGAGAATACATAATTTAAATTTCCAGAGAAATTGGTATCTATATGAATAGGATAGTCTTTAATTTCCCGTATTTTTTCTGCTATTAAGTCTAACTGCTTTTGGTTTAACATACCTAAATGGATATTATATATCGGAATACCAGTCTCTATAGCTAAGATTCTATGCACTAAAGATTTTCTGCGCATTTCTCTAGAAATTAATAAGCTAGGTATGCCCATTTTTGCGCACCTTACTAAAGAGTTTACAGCATAAGCACTCTTACCTTGACCGGGTCTTCCAGCAACTACCCATAAATCTCCAGGCTCATAACCATAAGTAATAGCATCAATATGTTTAAATCCAGATGTAGTTTCTATCCTGCTACCAGCATTTACCCTCTCTACTAAGTCAGTCCATGTCTCTTTAGATGCCTGTTTTAGATCAACTGTTCTACCACCACCTTCTAGACTAGATAAAGAATCTAGATTATCTCTAATAAAATTTATAGCACCATCAATATCATTTTGATTCTTAACTATATTAGGTATCTGATTAGAGATAGATATTAAAGTCCTGGCTTTATAAGAATTTACTATTAATCTTTCAAAGTCTTTTAGATGTTCTTTAGAGTAATTCTGATTATATAAGTAACTGATATAAGTTTCACCTCCACAATCATTAAGCTTGGAGGCAGATTTCAAGTAATAAGTAAATAGATTATAATCTGGTGTTACCCCAGTAGATAATAAATTAGTTAGATTATCTAAGAGGTTTTTATTTATTTCAGATGAAAGCATGAAAGACCTTACATCCGTAAGATCATATATAGTAGTGGGGTCTTTCAGTATGATAGATAATATAGCTATCTCAGAATCGTTATTAAACAATTCATTCATTAGCAGGCTCCTCTTCAAATGGATTTATATTTATTTTTATCTTCTTTCTCTTCTCTCCATCCTTTTCAAACTCTTTTACTAAGTCGGATAAATTAACTGCTACATCAAAACTTCTGGTACTTTCTAATCTCTTTTTAGCGAAATAAGAAAGTAATCCACTCATTCCAATACTTAGATCAATATTCTCCATATCACTACAGTCTAACAAAGCAAAATAAAGTAATTGTTTACCATAAATTCTATACAATCTAGCAAAAGTTTTATAAGTAGATTCATCTGCTTTGTCTACATTAAACAAAGATTTATAGAACGCTACTAACGTACCTACAGGGTTAGTAGTACTCTTTAACTGCTCATAATAGAATTCTGCTAAAGAATCTTCCATTTATGCCCTTTCAAAATAAATAATATTATGCCTCTCGTAACCATTTCTCATAATCCGGGTCATTTTGAGTGATCTCAACGTCAATCGAAAGGCCATTAATACTACTCCCACTATGGATAGCATCCTGATCTCCAACGGCTATTATGGTCATCTTTCTATCCACGAATTTTATATGCCTCCCACAAATAGGGCATATCCATTCAGACATACCAACATGACTCATAGTATGTTTCATCATTTCACCTCCTTTCTAAGTGACGGGGCAGGAATCGAACCTGCTATACCCTACGTTTTACAAGAGGCGATGGCTAGCATCACGGGGTACCTCTCACTTGCTGTGTGTCCCACCACACCGCCCGTCTATTCAATTTTTACGGATAAAGCTCACCAATCTTTTTAGCAATATCCTCGTTTGTTGCTACAGCTTTAGCATCTAAGGCTGTCTCTGTAGTCTTACCAACACGTGCTAAGAAAATATCCCTCAATGAAACACCCTGCAAAAGGCTCACAATTTCATTGGCAGACAGTGTTAGAACTGCCCTATCCAAATCATGTAGAAACTCTGCCGGGACATCTAGTTTATCATTCCTATCTGCCATAGGCAGAGGGGTAATATTTTTCTTACTACCTACTTTAGTTACCATAAAAAGAAAATCGAAATTGGTCATGCCAACTGGATTACCCTCTGCATCTAGGATGGACTTCTCATGAGTTTTAATTTGAACTGCATTAGTCTCACTGATGCTGGCTACCTTCACCTTATTAGACAGGTGAGGTTCAGCATTTGTAACAATATGTCCATTACTACAAACAGGTGGGTACTTGCTGGCTAAATCCTTTTTAACTTCATTCCCGCATTCAGGGCAGGTTTTTACTTCTGTCCTATCTAAGCAGTTGAAGTAGTGTCTAATATTCTTGAAATTATATCCAGGAACATCCTTATAATTTTCTGGATGCTCAGCAATAATTTTCTTGTTATTTAGACAAATAGGACATTCTTCACCCAAACACTTTAGTACCACTTTCATAGAAGATAAGTAATGTGTGTAAACTTTTTTAGGGTTATCATCTAAAATTCTAATAGTATGGCTACCAAAATCAAATGTTAAGAATGGGATTTTCTCAAATGTTTTCTTTTCTGTATCTGAAACTGTATCAAACGGCATTTTATTTACTCTCCTTTTTAAGTATATTAATTCTTTTTTCTAATTTTTTATTATTAAACATTTATTATTTCTCTTTCTTTACTAAAGAAGTTTTAGAAACTTCAATCTCTAGTTCTAAGTATTCCAAAAGCATTTCTATAACTTCTTTCAAGGTAATACCTTCAGCATATGTATAACGTTGTGATGGTATCATTGAGTAATGAGTTTCATACTCCAAATCACTTACTCTTATTTTAAGTTTTTTTATATCATTACTATTAAACATCTTTATTCCTTTCCATTAAACAATTCTTTAATCAAGTCAATAGTTTGTACTTTTACCTCTTCAAGATACCCAACTGCCTCCTCTGTATTATACGGATGAATCTTATCCACTAACTGCAAATACCTGCGTAAGTCTAGCTCTAACTGAATAAACTGTAAGTACCTAATCTCATTCATCACATCTGTATTAAACACCACCTCCTCAGGTAAGTTATCAATACTATCATGTAACTTGATATTCTGATATTGCCCTAAACTATATGTTCTCTCTACTGCCAAACTCCTGTCCATTTAACTCATCTCCTTCTTCATCTAAATTTTTATTATCAATTGTATCATAACATGCTTTTATAATTTTGTCAAGGGTTTCTTTATTATTATTCAAATATTCAATTGTCTTGTTCATACCACTAGCTAATGTCTCACCACCAAATGCAAAATATGGACCTCTTTTCTCCATAATACTCAACATACTGGCAAACTCAATAGCATCCCTAACAGTATCCACACCTTTACCAAAGATGATAGGTATTGTAAATGATCTATAAGGAGGGGCTAACTTATTCTTCTTTATCACAAACCTGGACATGATACCTATCTTAGTACCATCCTGTTCAATATCAGTAGCCCTGCTTAGTTGAATCCTTAAACTGGTTATATGTTTCCACGCATGTCCTCCGGGAGTCTCAAATGTAGAGATATATGCACCTATTTTATCCCTAACCTGATTAACTCCTAGGAATGCAATGTTACTTTTACGTACATTGTAAGCATTTCTCTGTAAGAACGTAGTCATAAACCTTGATAATAAGGCTACATTTGAACTTGTTAACTCATCTTCTTTTACCTTTTTAGGTGCTAAAGAACCTATTGAATCTAACACAATTAAGTTAAAGTCACCATCATTGATAGCAAGCTCAGCAATTCTCATACTCTGTTCCATCAATTCAGGTTGTATTAGAACAAACGTATTATCATTCATATCCTTAATAATTTCACGGGCATAATCAATGTCCAGAGTATTCTCTGCATCTATGTATAAGACTCTATGGCCCTGTTTAATAGCATTACTACAAATCTCCATTGATAGTGTAGTCTTACCGGACGAATCCGGCCCATATAGTTCAGTAAACCTACCTAGTGGAATACCACCAATACCAGTAGATATATCCAGACTTACCGAACCTGTAGAGATAGCTTTAACTGGTTCTCCAGAATTCTCATCTGTCTTAGTTGGTAAGATATCTCCAAACTCTTCTTGAATAATACTTGAAAAATCTCTATGTTTTTCTATTTTTTTAACCATATCTAATCCTATTAACAGTATAAAGTATCGCCCCTAAAGCTATAAATAAATATATTAGAGGCCAAAATAAAGTAGTTACCCCAACTACAACCAGCCAAAACAACCAGTAATCATCGGCTAAGTTATAGAATACAGCATCTGTAATAACTACACCAGTTATTAAACCAAACAATAAATAATATAATAAAAGTAAGTTCATTATTTACTCCAGTAGGGTAGAATCTTATAATCAATAGCCGCTGGGATTTCCCCTAATTGAGGTTGTTCTGCCCTTAGCATACAGTCCTTAGAGAACTCTGCTATATCTTTAGACAATGCAGTTAAAATTTCTAAATCAATTTCATCATGAGCCTGATTATAAAACCTTAAAGAGTCCCCAAATGGATTCTCATAAAAGATATTATTCATAGAAATCTTAGTAATATCTGCACCCCAGCCTTGAATCATATGGTTCCAACCTTCTCTCATTACTCTTCTTTTATACCTGTCTCTTTCGTTTATGTCATTAAAATATTTTATATCCTCAAAATATCTCTTCCTTCCTAGAGGAGTAGTAGCCATTTTCTTTTCCCAAATAGTTTTCTTAGCATACTCTCTATACTCAATAAAAGTAGGATAACTAGCATTCAGTAATTTTACTAATTCCTCAGCCTCGTTCATATTGATATTCAAATTATATGCTAGTCCCCCCACAGTTGAATCATATAGTAAGGCAAAGTTTACACTCTTAGCATTCTGCCTCATATCCGGTGTTACAGCATCTATAGATACTTTATATACAACTCCCCCTGTAGCAGTGTGCATATCTTTTCCCATTAAATATGATTCGATAATTCTTCTATCACCTGTTAATGCACCTGCCAATCTATATTCCTGCTGACTGAAATCAGCAGTACATATACTGAAATCATCTCTAGCAATAAAGCATCTTCTTACATTTTTATCCCTGGGTATTTGTTGCATTCTTGATACGGAAAATCTTCCGGTATATGTACCTACTTGATTATACTCGAAATGATACCTTTTTGTCAAGAGGTGTTTTTCCTGCAAAAAGTTTTCACCATACGTAGTAAAGTTCTTCTCATACTCCCTATACAGGAGTAAACCATCTACTACAGCATCCCCTTTATACCTGTTAAGTTCTTTCTCACCAGTCTTCTTTACTGGTATACCGCATATATTCAAAGCCATGAGAACCTGTGCGGG